AATTTGTAACGTTCAAATGGCGAACGCTTACCTTCATTAGGTACGTGAATTGCAAAAGTTCCTGGATATTGCATCTTAATATAATTCATAACGCTGTTTTGCAAACGATCTTCTTTGGTTAAATACTTTTCGAATGGATTTTTTGTCGGCATATCTTAAATATCCTGGGTGTATAAATTTAGGTATTTCTGCTTTTGGAATTTTCCATTTATTTAATCTTAACTGGTTTACCTCCCTAAACAAAATTATATAATTCCTTTTAAATTCTGGATCAGTTTGAAATAAATCTTTGCAGCCTCTAATGTTATGTAATGCTGTGGCGTGATCTAGTTCCATAGACCTACCGATTTCTGTAAGTGATTTTTTGGTTAACTCTCTGCATAATTTAAAATAAATTTTACGAGCATCTACTAAATGCCTCTTTCTGGATTTTACGTTTATAAAGAATCCAAAATGATTTTCAACTTTTGTTTTTATTTGTATTAATTCCATAGTTATAATATTAAAGCGCCATCATCCATATATCCAGCTGCCTGGTATCCTTTCTCTATTCCAGAGGCTAAATAAAAACCCCAGTCAGATAATGCCTTTTGATATGCCTGTCTCCCTATAGAAATCATATCATCATCTAAAGCATACACCTCAACGCTATATGGATAATTAGTCTCTACAGCTACAAAGCGAAAGTTTTCTGGAGGAAAGCCTAGCACGTCAGAATAAAAACACGCCTGTAAATGATAAGCGTATTTAAAAAGATCTCTCCTAAATGCTATAGGCGAATTATCCTGGCACGTTTTAACATCACCAATCCAATTGTCGCCAAACACATCTGGGCGCACCCTAATAGGTATTCCATTCATTTTGCCATAGTGTGACAGCTCTACAGTTCCTGTACAATATTTTTGAGCTAAATCGTGCTGTCTTAGATTTTGCATTATTCCAGATATTTTATCCATATCCGCATCTCTTAATACTTTGCGATTCCCAGCTAACTTTTCGTGTTTTGCTTTTATTTGCTTTCCCTCTTTTGTTCTGCCATCATAGTCAGGCATCAAATAGTAATCCTGGTCAAATTGTTTTTGACCTTCTAGCATTATAGTATGCACAGCTGTACCCAGAGCCATTGCTGGCGTTTCTGTAAACTTTGCCTTTAAATAATGCTTTACTGATTTTTTATAAATCATTTTAAGTCCACTCGCTGAGATTGATTTATGCGAATGATACTCCTCATTTGTATCTTGTTTAGTAATCAATTCCATTTTCGTTTAGTTTTCTTTTTAAATATTCAAGCTGACCAGTTAGCATAGTCACCTCATTCCTGGAGTTTGCTAAGTATTCTAATAATACTGTAATTCTTTCCTCCATAAATCTTTTGTCATCCTCTGGAGTGCTGTCGTATAAATCGGCTGGTGTAAAATGTTCAGACATAATTGTAAAAATTATTTATTTTTTTGATTTATGTAAAAATCATTAACCTCTTGAATGTTTAAATCTATATAATTATTCACTTTAATCCTTTCCATACCTTGAATCATATAAAATACTATTGCATCTCTAATAAATTGCGCCTCACTGTCTGATTGATCTAAGCGCCGAAGTTCACCCAGCATTTGATTCCCTTTTTCTGATAATCTAACTGCTTTATACTTGCTGTAAGTGGTTTTTGTTTTTGGCATAATATTAAAATAAAAGGGCAACCCTTTACAGCTGCCCTGGTTAAATATAATTTAGATTATTCTATTTTTTTCAGATAATTTATAATTATAAACTTCAACTATATTTTGATAAGTGTCGGATTCATTGTTATAAATTTTTAGCATTCTGTAATTAGAATTTTTTGATAATCTATTGATGTCAAAATTTTTATTTTTCAATTTTATGCTCTTTAGAGATCTTATAAATTTTGATGAAAATGCCTTATTTATAGTATTACTCAAAAGCAAACAGTCTGTCATCAAATCATTTCCAAAATCTAAATCAATTTGATAATCTCCTTTTTGTATTACCTTATTTACACTCGTTGATCTGGTAAAAGCATAAGATATTGCTCCACTAGAAGTGTGTTTTGACCAGTGATTTATTTGCTTTATTAAATCAACATAATCATATTTATTATGATTAGCCCAGTAATTAATATAATCATATAAAGCCCATCCTTTTCTAATTTTATTTGACTCAATAACCGCATAGTTATCGCCATTATATGAAATCACATAATCAATGGGCATTTTTAATTTTTTTAAAACTTCAAATCTATGCTGACCATCTAAAATGTAACCTAATTTAGTTATTATTATGGGCTGCAATAATCCATATTTTTTTATGGAATCTTCTATTTTTTGTAAATTATTAACGTCTACTGTTCTATTTGTTTTTAATAGTTTGAATTTACTGTAGTCGTAACTTGTCTCTAGTTTAAATCTACTTCTAAAGTTATTTTTTTCTAGAAAATTCATAGTTGTTGAGTTGTTTAACATAATTTTTAAGTTAAAAGGGGAGCCCTAACTCCCCTGGTTAATTTTTAATTTAATTAAAATGGTAAATCATTATCCTGGGCTACAGGATTGACTTGTTTTACAGTTTGTGTATCGCCATTAGGCTCCCATTGATTTAATTCAATGTACTGCTTTCCGCTTTTAGCGGTTAAAATGTCCAGGTTTACCCAGCCACCTTTTACATTCTTTTGTAGAAACGCTACAGCGTCATCAACTTTTACGCTAATGTTTCCAACTACAAAGTCTGGCGCTCCTGCTCTACGCTTGAAGCTAAATCCATCTGCAAATACTTTTTCTTGTGTCATAATTTTAAATTTTAAATTTACTAGTTATTTGATTTTTGTACTCAGTTTTCATTTTATAGGCAGCGAGTACTTTTACCGCCTGTGCTTTAGTGCCTTTCTCAATAAGCGCTTTTAATTCAGTTTCTTTTAGCCAGGGAGTGTCATCCTTACTTTGATTGCTTACTGCATTTGTAACCTCATCGGCTGAAGCTATAGAAGTATCTATTCCAATACCTAAATATCCCAAGGCTCTTCCAAGTGCTGAGGTAAACCCATTCTCTAAAAAAGACGTTTTATTTATGTAACTATTATCCCTGTACTCTTGAGCGTGTGCTGACGCAATAGGCTCTCCAGATGAGTCAAAAATTGTTACTTTAAAAATTCCCTCTTTTTCATTAAGGTCAATGACCTCCTCATTAATACGCCATCCATTAAAAGTCTCCTCACTTCTAAAGTATTTTAAGCGCTCGTTTACAGTAATATAATTACTGCCTTTAATGTTAATTGATTTCATAGTTTTAGTTGATTTAAATTTAATTTTAATTGTTTTAATTTCTGTAATTCTTTGAGTGTAAACCGCCCAGGATCCTGGAGTTTTCTCTTTAAGCGTTTCATAGGAAAATCCTAAATGATCCGCCACGTCTAACCTTTTAAGCCCTAAGCGTTTTATCTCGTTTACAAATTCTAATTCTAAGTTATTCATATATTAAAAATATAGGGGAGTTGCCTCCCCTGGGTTATTATTTTAATTTACTATCAATTAGTTTTGCGATTTTTTCAAGTTTTTTGTACTCGCTAAAACTTCTGCACTCTTGAATCTTTTTCTCTATCTCTTTCCTGTAAAGAAACATTTCTTTGGAAGCTCTTGAAATTTTAATGTCTTGCATTGTCATAATTTTTATTGTTTTACACTGTAAAAGTACGCAAAAATTTGGAATTTCCAAATATATTCGGAATTATTTTAAAAAAAAATCCCCATTCAAGTCGAAACTATCCTGGGGATCAGCAAACAAAAGGGAATCTTTGTGCTGTTATTTTGTAAGTTTTACGCTAAATGTAGAATCAACGTCATTGGTTTGGTTTGGCACGTGCATAGATATCTCATATTCATTAGCCTTCACATCATAAGTCATAGAATCTATATAACAGCTGGCGCCTTCTCTGAAAGTTCCTGAACCGAAATCAATCCATATTTTATTATGCAGTGATACTGGTATTGGCTCGCTTATTAAATTTCGAAATGTACCCTCATAGCGCTTTACAAAGTCTCTAAAATCGTTTAATATTTCCTGTGATACAATATTGTCAACTGTAGGATAGTCAAACGCCTGTATAGTGAAATCTCTAGGGCGTGAAAAATATCCATCATAGCCACCTTGGGAGGCGTTAGATCCTAAATAATTTGAAATAAATATATCTTTTACATCGTAAACAGCGGTCGTAGTTTTATTGACGTTTTGTGTATTTGTAACGATCATTTCACTAGCGTTGTCATTAACCTCTGAAATAAATATTTTATCAAAATAAGTTGCGCTAATTAATCCCAAACCAGTCTCAGTTGGATAAACTGTAAATCTTGGATAGTGTATGTTTATGGTAACATCTAAATCACCCTCAACCTCCTCGTAAGCATTTAACTCCAGCTCTACATTTTGCCAGGTCCCTACCTTTTTAAATTGTGGCAGTTTAGTTCTGTTTTTTTCATTAATAGCGCCAACTCCAGTTCCTGTTTGCCATTCATCTGTTTTCCAGTTGTAATAAATCAAATCATTATTTGCATCGTAAGCGTACACAATAACAGCTATCTCATATTCAAAAACATCAGAAAAATTAATCAAATTATAATATGGTTCAACTAAAAACGAAAACCCAACTTTTATTTTTTTACTGTCATCTGTAGTCACTGTATTTAAAATGACTTCATAAGTCTCATCAAAATCAATATTTTCCCTGGCGTGTATAGTAGTTTTTATTGACTTACTACCTACTAGCGCATAATTTTCATCAATACTTATAGAGGTGTTTGGTCCTAGTGTATAATCGTGATCATCGTATAAGAGCTGAGGATTTAGATTAATTATCTTGTCATTTGTCAGCTTGACATCATATTTTACTTTATGATAAGGTCGCAAATATTCTCTATAAAAATCAGCACCGACTGGCTTCAAATCGGTTGGCGCTTTTAACAGTATGTTTTCTGTAGTAGTAAATAAATAATTCCCTAAGCGGTCAAAAGCTTTGTATTCGATTATCTCCTCTCCAGTTGTGGCTAGTTGATCCTCAATAGAAAACCCTATGTCATAATTAAAAAGCTGATCAATATTTACATCTATTAAATTACTATTTGATATAATATACCAGCGCCCCTGAGATTGGAAAACCCTGGAATTTGTAGCTCTTAAAAAAGACTCTAAAACATCTTTGGCATTTCTAAAATCTAAGTCATCAAATACGCCATATTCATTTAAAATAATGTCGTGATAAAGCGTTTCATTAGCGTTGCCGTTGCTTTCTCTTATAGCATTTGAAACATAAATATCAAAATCCAGCTGTAAATTATTTAAAATATAATACAGATAAAAAAACATCGAATCAGTATTCCCATCATATCCGCCATCTGGAGCATTAGAATAAGGCGCATCAAAAGCGTCTAAAGTCCCTAAGCCATCATAGGCTACTAATTTGATTGGCACTGGATATGGCTGCAAACTTTCTTGATATTGATCAACCTGAAGCCAGCCCTCCCAATAAATCTCAAAACTTTTTTCCTCATCCCATTCATAATTAGCTTGCTCCCACTGGTCAGATTCTGTATTCCATATTTTATCCTCATTTGATCCAGTTGAAACACGTACTTTATACTCACGCTCTCCAGATAAAAAAAATTGATCGTATTGAGTTGTCTCAGTTTCAAATAAATTTAACTCACAGCTTGAGCCTATTATGGGTGAATAAAAGTCATCATCGCCATCCCATTTTATCACCACTGGATTGCCTTGCCCAACTAAAGGAAAAACATCACCCTGGTAATCTTTTTGTAGTATTTCGACCCTCCTTAGATTCCCTTTTACATCGGAAAATACTAATCTGAATTTTGCTCCGTATGCCATTTATTTATTTTATTCTGCTTCGATTTCTGTCTGCTCTTTGCAGTGCAACTACTAAATCCTGTCCATTAATTTTGAACTGTCCGCCTACGTTTACGTTTTGACTTTTGCCTCCCATCATTCCCTGTAGTTTATCTAGTGGAGCAATTACTTCTGGATTTGATTTAGCTCCTGGATATTCTCCCATCAGTCCCATAGTTGGACCAGATACGATACCTCCATTGGCGAATTTTGGAACTGAGGCAAACTGTGATTTAACAAGTCCTACCATACCAGCTATTAACGCTGGCAAAACTATTGGCGCTACTGGTCCAGCTAATAAAGATCCAGCGGATGCTCCAGCGATTGCATTAGCAACTGATACAGATAATGCAGCTCCTACTGCATCCAAAGCAGCTGCTAAAAATGAAGCTGTAAAGGATCCTAAAGCACCCTCTCCCAATCCTAGAGATGCGACCATACTATTTCCAAGTTCTGAAAATGCTCCAGATAATTGACCGCCTACCATATTGCCAAGCTCAGATAATGATTTTTGACTTTCATTTAAGTTATTTATAGCATTTGTTGTTGCATTAGCCTGATTTTGCATTGCTAATAAACCCTCTAAAGCAGATCCAACAGCATCACCACCTGGAGCCTCTATTCCAGCAATTCCAGCTGTCTCAACTTGTTGAGCTCCTACAGCGATATCAGCTTGAGCAAATTTACCAGTAGCATAGTCAAGATCACCAGTTTCAATACTTAATGTAATTGCAGATGCTTTTGAAACTTCTTTTAAGGCAAATCCAAGTTTTTCAGTTTCTTTTGTTGTTTTTTGTATTGGTTTTTGTAGATTTTCTAAAATGTCTTTAAACTCTTCTTTTGCCTTTGTTGCTTTTTCAGTTTCTTTTTTCTCTTGATTAATTGCTTTTGCAGCATCCTCAGCCTGTAAAGTAGCAAACTTTAAAGGATTACCTAAAGATTTTAATATATTAAAGAACGTTTTAGTTCTACTAACAGCTGGCTCTAATCTATGTAAGTACTCCACAAAACCAGCAACTAATGTTACAACAGCTGCAGCAATTAAACCTACTGGATTAGCAATCATAGCTACAGTCAAAGTTTTAAAAGCGCCAGCAACTTTTAAGATAATAGGTAGTGCGGTGCCAAATGCACCAACCAAAACACCAATTCCAGATGACATCGCTCCTAAAATCATTAAAAATGGTCCTAGCGCAGCAACTAAAGCGGTAAAAATTACAATAGCTTTTTTAACTCCAGGATCTAATGATTGAAACTTTTGGCTTAGACTTACCAGTACACTAGAAATTTCCTGGATAACTGGCGTAAATGTTTCTAATAAAACAGAACCAATTTCAGTGAATGCAACTCTAAGATCATTTAAAGATTTTTCTAATTTAAAAGATGCTGATTTTTCAAGTTCAGCAAATGCCTCCGCTGTAATTCCAGCAGTAGTATTCATTCTGTCAAAAATCTCTTCAGTAGATCCAAGGTTTTTTCCCATTAAATCTAAAACCCCAGAAAGTGCCCTGGTGTTTGCAAATACTTTCCCCTGGGCTTCTTCATTATCACCAAAGGCATTAGTTAAAGTTTTTAAAGTAGATAATAAACCTTCTTTGCCTAATTGATCTCTTAATCCTTCAGCCGATAAATTAAACTGCTTTAAAGTGTCTTTTGCTTGTTTTGTTGGTTTTAATAATGCAAAAAGTACCCCTCTTATTTGAGTTGCTGCCATTGAGGCGTCTGTCCCTGTTCTGGACATTGCTGCAAATGTAGCACCGACCTCGCTAAATTTAACTCCTAATTGTGAGGCAACTGGTAAAACAGTGCCCATTGATTGTGATAATGAGTCTGCTTCTAATTTACCCTCTCTAATTGCAGCGGTTAAAACATCGGTAGCTTGTGAAGCTGAAAGATTTTCTACTCCATAGGCATTAAGAGCGGAGGTCGCTAAATCAGCAACTGTTTTAGTATCCCCTAAGCCTATTGCAGAAGCCTTTAAAGACTGTTCTAATACAGCCATTGCATCAGCCCCACGCAAACCAGCTGAAGTAATAAAAAACAAGGCGTCAGCCGCATCCTTAGCGCTTACTCCAGTATTTTTTGCCATCTCAATGGCTACTTTTCCCATTTGATCAACCTCATCCGAGGCGATACCAACTAAAGTTTTAATCTTAGTCATTGACTTATCAAAGTCAAGTCCCATTTTAATTGCAGCTCCTCCAGCTAATGCTAGAGGCAAAGTCAATTTAGTTGATAAATCTCTGCCTAGTGCGGAAACCTTAGATCCGAATGATTGTAGTTTGCCAGATGCAGTGTTAAGCGCCTTAGTCAGCTTAGTTGCATCCCCTGTAATTTGAAATCTTAATTTTTGATCTTGCATAGTACAAAAATACTAAAAAAAAAGGCGTTAGAATTTAACGCCAGCTGCTATAGCTTTCTCTTTAAATGACTCATAATCCTGTTTTGTGCCTTTAGGTTTTTGAATCTTGTTAAATTTATCCTGGGGCAATGGAAATAATTTCTCTGGTTTAATCATATGTTGGCGCTTTTGACAATTTACATTGTGTAGCATAGTCGCCAAATATCTAATCCGCTCCCATTCCAGATTCTGTTTTATCATATAGGATTCGCCTAGTAGTTGATTTTCTCTCCAGGTGTAAATCCAGAACTTATCTGGATCTATGCCGACTTGCCCAATATAATAATCCTCTAAGTCATCCCAGGTCAGGGAGTCGGCTACTGCTTTCCCTTAGTATTGGAAACAGTTTTAGCCTGGCGATCAATTCCCATATTAAGGTCATTCCCTAAAATACGAGATTCCATCATTGCGCCTATCATTTTTTCCAGCCCTTCCTGGTTTATATCCTCAAGCCAGGAACCTACTTTAAATTCATTATAGTCTATCTCATTACCCTCCTCCTGGTCAAATGCTAAAATAGCACTGTAAACCAAAGCTCGAATAGCTGAAATAGAAACGCCACCAGAAAATAGCTCTCCTATTTTATCCAGTGGCACATCCATAATATCTGTGAAGTTAGCCCAGAAATTCATACTAAAGTGAAGCGTTCGTTGACGCCCACCCAGTTTAGTGGTATAATACCCTCTCCTTTTGTTTGCCATAATGTAGTTGCTTTATATTAAGCGTTGATAGACTTAGTGATCGCTCCTGTCAATGTGATAGATCCGCTGTAGCTTACTGGTGACTCCATTTCAGCGCTCATTTCTACAGAGCTAAGGAATCCCTCAGCGGTGTAAACAGCGTCGCCAGTTACCTCTGTTCCAAAAACGCAAGTAAGTTGAGTCCTACCTAGTAAGTAGTCAGCTAATTCTATACCATTGGCAGTGTCATCATAAGCCACTAATCCATCAAATGAAAGTTCTCCAGACATTACTCCAGCAATAACCTCCTGGAATCCGCTACTATCTTTAGTAGTCGCCTCTGGTAAGTCATTACTTAGGGATAATGAGCAGCTAGTTGTGTGTCCTAGTGCTGTGTCCTCAATCTTCAATATTAGGTTAGTTCCGTTGAATACTCCTGTAGTCGCCATTAGTTATAAATTTTATACAAATATAGTTATTTTATTATTTATGATTTGATCTCTTCAGCAACGCCATCAACTTCGCCAGCTTCATTTTCCATACTTTCTTTTAATGCTTTTATAAAGGCAGCTTTTCCAAATTCTAGTTGTTGTAAGTTAAATTGAGATCCGTTAATTTTTCTCTCTAGGTCAGCAATATGATTTATTATGGTTTGCTGCTCCTGGTTTAAATCTTCGAAATTGTGTTCTACTCCGTCAATTGTAATGGTGTTTTTTTCTTGTTTTGCCATTTTAGTTAAATTTAAAGGTTAGTTAATTATTTTTATTCTCCAATAGTTTTCGTTACTACTGTAGGGTTTACTTGCTCTGCGATTTGAGCATCTATACTAGCTTTTAATCCAGTAACTTTTTCTTCTCCTAGTGCTGTCTCAACCCATCCATTAATATCTTCTTCTGTAATATCAGCAAATGCTGTAAAATTAGAAAGGTCTGAGGTTTCTAAAGATTGAGTCCCATAAGTGCTACCTACGTTTCCATCTTCATCTTGTCCTGTAAGTCTCCAGTGTACGTTGAAGATTACGTCATTATTACCCTCTAGTGTAGGATAAGTGTCAACTGTTTTGTTATTCCAAGTATAAGTCATTATTCAGTTATTGGTTGGTTAATACTCGCTTCGTACTCTGCAATTAAGTCAGCAGTCCATACTGCATCAGCAATCGCTCTTACTCCATTAGCATCTGCCGAATTGTAATCTCCGCAGCTTACTACTGTACGTTCAAAGGATTCTGAAATCTTTACGCCATCTTCTAATATTTGATTAGAATAGCGAATTTGTAGATGCTTGTATTTTGATACAATTTCTACTTTGTCTTGAATTTTTTCTTTTGTTAGTGACATTTTTATATTTATTTATTTATTATGCTGCGAAATAGGTTATTGTTATTCTTGCGAACACAGATTCATTAACACATATTTGTGGAGCAGCATTCCCATTATCCGTCAAACCATATATTTCCATAAAATTTGCGTTTAAAATTTGTATGGTCGTTAAAAAGGTTCCTCCACTCCAATTAAGTCCATCTACAAGAATAGAGCCTTGTGAGTAATTTTGTAATACATTTGCGCCTGTGAATGGCAGCCCCCCTATTCTTAAACGACCCGTACCTGTAAGAGCCGACCAACCAATAGCTAAATTCACAGTTACTTGTCTTCCTATTTTAGTATAATTTCCATTTTGATACGTATAAGTAGTAGTTCCCGTAGTTGTCGCTCCATAAGCAGTAGGAGTAAAAGTCCCTTCTTCGTAATCATCTAAAGCATTAGCAGTAGCAGTATCTCCGTTGAATGTTATACCACCGCTCGATAAGATACGCATTCGTTCTGTATTCACATTATCTTTAGTAGTTTCAAATCTTAGATAAGAATCAGCATTATTATCAGTACTATAATTATTCTCTCTTGCAGAAACAATAGCACCCGCTCTTCTGTAAACAGAACTTCCTGAATAATGTTTGAAAATTATTCCTGCTTCTCCTGTAATATCACTACCTCCTGCTGCCTGATGTCCTGAGAATATATTTACATAAGCGTTACTTGCAGCAGTAGTTTGTAATGATTGAACGTGAAGAATTTCACCAGGACTATCAGTCCCTATTCCAACGCTGCCTCCATAAGGCTGTAAACTTAAGGGTCTTGACGCTGCTGTATTCCCAGACTGTATTCCAATAGTGTCAGTTGTGGCATTAGCATAACCAATAGAAACACCATATTCGCTTGAATGATTTGCGACTATTTTAGCAGTTGCGTTTGATAAAAAACTAGAATAGTTAGAAGAAGTAGTTATACTTCCGTGTTTTACGTGAATCCCAGCACTAGGACTTGCACCTACTCCTATCCCCAATCTCGCAGTACTTGCATCCCAGTAAAACGCTTCGTTAGCTGAAGTGTCTCGGAAGGATATATCGCCTCCGCTTGTAATACGCATACGTTCTACTTCAGTTCCACCAGTACCAGTCATAAACCTAACACCACCGTACTCTGAAACTAACGATAACAGTCCGCCATTAAGTAATTGTATTAAACCACGCCTTGTGCCATTTTGAAAGAAGGTCATAAAAGGGCTACCAGTACTAGAAGAATCATCTATTCTAAATATTTCAGCAGAACCTTTAACGTGCAATTCTGTTGAAGGGCTAACTCCTATTCCTACGTTGCCACTTGAATTAATAATTAAGGGTGTTCTTACTAAGCTAAAATCACTACTTGCCTGTCTAAATTGAAAAGAGCCGTAAGTTGAAGTATTTGCTCCATAAGATTGTAAAAATGCTCCGTTTGCTCCCTCTTGAGATAATGTTGCTCTATTTGCTCCGTGTCCTGTTATTCCGCCTGTGCTTATAATTGCTCCTTGCACAGATAGTTTTTCAGCAGGACTCGAAGTCCCTATTCCTACGTTGCCTGAAGAATCTATAACTAACCTTTGATTTGTATCAACATTAATTGTACCTATCACAAAATTTGCAGTAGCAGCATCATATCCAACTGTATATTTAGCTGTACCCGCTTCATAAAACTTTAATTCGGCATCAAACCCTGTATGCCCATCAAGAACCATACGAGCGTCAGTAGTACTTGATTTTATGTGCAGTTGGTCAATTGGACTATTAGTACCTATTCCCACTCGATTATTTGTAGAATCTACATATAAAGTATTTGTGTCTACTATTAAATTTCCTGTAATAGCTATGTTAGTATCCAGCTTTGCTGAGGTTACTGATCCATCTTTTAATACCGAGGTTGAAACTTGAGTTGTAGCCATTATTTTATTTTATACAAAATTAAGGTTTTTTAATTGATTTTATAGTTATCATATTGACCAGCCGCAACTAAATCTGTACCATTATGATGCACTCCTATTGCTCCCTTGTTTGTTGTGGGGCTTCCAACTAATGGATTTGCGTTAAAATTAGATCCGTTATTTCCTGAACTATAAACCCCTCCAATTAAATTTCCAGCGTACGTGCTAGCAGCTATAAAAAACTTGCTATCCCCATAGGTTCCCTGGTTATATTTTATCGTAGTTCCATTTTCATAACTTGGTAAATCCGTAGTTATGGCGCTCCAGGTGCTTCCATTATTAGTAGACTTTAACATCCTGCCTAATGGTGTATATTTCCAAGCCAGCCACGTTCCTGAGCCGTTTGTTGCTATGTTATTAGGGGCGTATTTAGATCCACTTACAAAAGGTAAACTAATCACTGTTTTTGTAGCAAAGCCATTATCTGAAACGTAGAAATTTGCGTTGTCATTTATTATAATTCTTGATCCAGATTGAGCGCCTCCGCCATTTCCAGAAACACTAGGACTGCCTAAACTAAATGACCAACTAGCTCCATTATCTGTAGAAATATAAGTCGTGTAATCCGAAAACGCAACCCAGCGATTACTGCCCTGGTAAAAAATATGGATATTATCTAAATTTGAACTAAAATTCCCATCGACATCGGTGAAAATTGTACTCCAGCTCGTGCCATTATTTGTGGATCTACTAATCCTAAAATCACCAGCATTATCCGATAAGTCAATACTGCAAACAGTATTACCATTAAAAGCTAAAGCCGCATTCTTTTTCAAATAAACAGCGCCCTGGGAAAATGAAGTAGCGTTGTTGTCAGAAATATCAAATTGATTATCGTTTGAAGTAGTAACAAACCAGCGACTATTGTTGTAATAAACCCTAAAAGGCGTGTAGGTTCCGCCCTGCTCAACAACTGAATAAGTTAAAGGTGTATAAGCTGGACCAGATGACAAGCCATAAAATTCACTTACAGCGTGTGGCGCTGTTAAACTAATATTCGTTGACATAGTTGCTAAAGAAATATTAGCCTGAGCGACACTATATTCCGTAGCGATTTCAGATAAACTCAAACTTCCGCTAGTAGGTAATGCCATTATTTTTTATTTTCAAGTTGCTCAATACGCTTTAAAAGTTCTTTGTTAGTTTCAATTAGGAGCCCTATTACAGCATTGTAATCAACTGTTTTATATGTTTGCTCACCATTTAGTGAATTAACCTCTTTAACGGCTCCTGGAAGTACTTTCTCGACATCCTGGGCAATTACTCCGCCTCCATTTTTTCCGTTCTTTTTCCAAGTAAACTCAACTCCTTTTAGTTGTTTTATTTTATCTGAGGCGTTTTCAATTGTTTTAATATTGTCTTTTAGGCGCTCATCTGAAGAGGTTGAGCTAGAGAAAGCTATCACATCGCCATCAACGTGCAAATCGCCATCCGATTCCATTTTAGTTATATACTGACCATTTACAAAAAACTGAATAGAATTATCCTCTAAAAAGTAAATAAAATTAGATTGATCGCCAGTACCTATTATCCTGATTCCATATATATCCTCGCTTATTCTAAACTCATTTGATTGAGATAATTCCAAACCATTTCCAGCGGTATAAATAGAACCCTCTCCAGCGGTCTCAGTTGCTGTAGTTACTCCAGTCAAATGTCCAAACTCATCTACTGTCACGTTTTGAATATACGTTCTGCCAGAATTTACAGTATCTGACAGCGTAGAAGTGTCGGAGTGACTAAATTCAGTCCCAGCCAAATCCAGACCATTTCCAGTGGCGCTGTAAGTTGTATCTGTGACAGTTTCGGTTCCTGTAGTTAGTGCTGTAACGTGACCAAATTGATCTAAAGTTACTGACTTGATATATCTTCTTGTTGAGGCACTTACAGAGGAGGCATCTGAAGTGTTGGCGTGACTAAACTCATTAGCAGAAAGCGTCAATCCAGAGCCATTAGTATAGGTGTTTGATGTTACAGTTTCGGTTCCTGTAGTTAATCCAGTAACGTGCCCAAAAGTGTCTAGAGTTACGCCTGTAACGTAAGTCCTAGAGCTTGCAGTAATTGAGGATTGTGTAGAGGTATCATCGTGACTCAGTCCACTAGTGTCTTGAGTTAATCCGCTACCAGCCGCAACTGTAAAAATATTATTAGCCACTGAAATACCATTCCCAGCGGTGTAAACGTTTTGTAAATCTACAAATGCAGAGCCATTATAAAGCTCGTATTTTGTTAATGTAGAATTATATCTAATCATTCCAACTCCAGGCGTTGCTGGTTGCTCTAACGTTGTACCTATTGGAATAGTTAGGGCACCAGTTAAATCAATATCTAAAATTTCATTAGCCTCAGAAACACTAGAAGAGCCAACCTCTGCCGATTGTGTGAAAATTGGTAAATGATTCACTGATCCAGATCCGCCCACTAATGTAACGCTTGTGGATGTGAATAATACTACTTCAATAGCGACTCCAGTTGCTGGAGTATCAACAAGTGTTAAAGTTGTGCCGCTTACAGAAAAATTATCTTTTGTCTGGTAAACCCCATCCAAATAAACCATTATATCGTTCTCATCTGACATTGATACAGGGAGAGTTACAGTATTGGCTGAATTATCGCCAGTTTGTGTGACTGTAGTTATATCTACATTGACACTAGTTTCGCCACCTACTCCAGGAGCGTTTGTCCAGGAAAATGAGCCGTCTCCGTCAGAGATAAGCATTTGACCAGGCGTGCCGTAACCAGATAAATCTAGCTGATCAGTAGTAATTGAGTTATTATTTAAAGAGATTGTTACAGCGCCAAAGGACACATCTGCGCTCAAAACTGAGTCAGTTGATATTGAACTAACTATATTTGAATAAGAAAAAGTACCATCGCCATCGGATACTATCGCCTGGTTTGCATCTCCGTTTGTATCAATTTTTAATTCTCTGGGTCCAATTGTATTGGCGGCTATTTTAACGCTTGTAATGGCATCATCTACTAATTGAAAAGTAGTAATTGTTGCCAGTCCAATTGAGAGTGCTATGTCTCCTGTACTGTCATCCGCTACTATTATGCCATCAGTTGTAATACTAGAAACGGAAGTTTGAAAGGAAAAGTTCCCATCACCATTTGAGGTCAAGACTTCGCCTGAACTACCAATGTCACCGCCTATCTTCATCTCATTTGGTCCAATTGACTGATAAGCTATTTTATCATTTGTGATAGACCTGTCAGCGATTTGATCGGTGCCTATCCCTCCATTTGGAATACTAAATTGATTTGATAAATTTAAAGCTATTGTAGATCCATCGGCTGTATAAACCTCGCCTAAGTCATCAACTGAAAAATTTAATTTTCCATTAACGTCATCATAGGTTACTGTAATATTTGTTTCCGTATTTCCAGAAACCATAGCTCCTATTATATCCTGAAAACCTTCTGTATTTAATGAGATAGTCACATCGCCCTGGCTAAAATCAGCATTTATTCCAGTGGTAGCTGTTAAGGATGTAACTGCTAGGCTAGAAACATCAACCCAGTCAGTTCCTGTAAGCGTACTTTTTAAAAGTTGCCCTGTAGTTCCTGGCGAGTTTAAAGAATCTTTTATTGCTCCATCGATTCTGAGATCACCCTCGATTCTAAAATCACCCTCTGTATTTACGTGAAGCCCTAACTCATTACCAACTCCATCGGTTAAAATTTTATCAGTTGCACCTACCTCAAGATTGTCAATAGCTTTTACTATTGATTGATAGGTATCTTTTATTTTATTTCCAGTGAATGTAGCCATCTATTTATTTTCTACAAATTTAATCAATTTCTAAGGTATGCAATTACGTGACCCTGGTTGACAGTTAAGTCTGTAATATCCCCCCTTACGCTGTGAAAATCTTTTAAAACTAAACCAGTCAAAGTGGTATCCCCTCCAGTGGTATTATTTGTAAAATCCACATTAACATTATCAAGCGCCTCAATTAAACAAAACCGCTCTCCACTTACTGAAGTCTCTCCTGGTCCTAAATGCCTAAAACCAAAATCACCGAATGACATCCTATGAAAAAGGTTAGCGCTATAAAGTTGTTTTGTTGCCATTATTTAGTTTTATCTTTTAATTTCTCGTATGTTCTTAATCCGCCCAAACCTAGCATCCCCATAAGTACAGTAAAAAGACTATTGGTATCAAACTCTGGAGGATTAATGTCAGTATAAGATATAAGCAGCGGCATCACTATGTAATGAAATCCAAAAGCTAAACCGCAAATCCATCCTATAAAAGGTCTCCAAGCCGAAACAAACCAATGTCGACTCTGAGCCTCTACTTTATTAATCTCTGCCTGGAGTTCTATAAGGCGCTGAGGATCCATCTCTTTGCCTTTTATTGCCTCTCTTATATCCAAAGCTAAACCACCGATATTTGATTTACCGCTGTCACCTTTTCCTAAAAGAGATAATAACATTTTAAGCATAGAACTCGTATTTTGTCTTTTTGCCCTTTTTAACCGCCTTTAAAATATTGCCTCTATTACCAGATGGTCCCACATAAGATACGTGAATCCAGTCTGGGTTTTCATCATCACCAAACTCCCATATTAACTGGTCAAAAGGTAGGTTGTCTTTTATGTAATGAAATAATTCAGCGTTTGTTATCTCACCTGTAGCATCAATATCTATAGCTTGACCTTTAGTATGTTGTGAGTTCCTGGATGATCTTATTGCATCACATAAATCTGGCGATCTATAAAAACTATTCACACGAATTGGCTCTCTTGCCCATTCTCTGAGCGGCTCGAATACATTTTTTGCAAGCTTTTTCATATTTACCACAGCCGATTCTGTCGGTGTGTTTTCGATTTCTTTTTTCTCCGCTGTCGCTGAGTGACTCGCCTCCCTCCAGCTGATATGTTTGCTGATATATCTCATTGCTTATTTTTTTAATTTTTTAATCTCTTCTTTAATATCTGAAAATTTATCCTCTAGCCAGTCTGGAATTTTATTTCCGTTGTCATCTTTGAGGATTTTACGTGACGCCAAAATTATTGCAACCGCTGAAATCACTATAATAATTGCTAAAAAAATCATAATTGTATCCATATTATTTGTAACTATTTTTGTGTTTGTATTATTTAAATTTAAGGTGTTTCCTACAGTTCCTGTATTACCTACGTTTTTTNTCATTGTCTTTTCCTANGTATTCTAAATCCTTCATAAAATCTCTAAGAGTCAGCTCAATTTGTTTCACCTGGTCCTCAAGCTCTCTTTGATTTTTCCAAGTGTACTCTTTTTGATTGTATTGTAATTTAGAAACCTCCTCCTCCAGTAAACTAGTTCTATTGTTTAGAGTGTAATATGATCCGATTACTGAGGCAAACATTGCTCCTATTGTAATTATTTGCATAGGCGAAATACTAAAATCCGCTTTTCCATCGTTATTAATATCAATTTTTGGGGACATANTTTATTTTATTTTTTTATAAATTGAAATTCCAGTGTATAATATTGCCAGCACTAGACTGATTGTTTGTAAAAATGGGTTTATAGACGTCACNCTTATNGCTAAAGCTATTCCATTAAAAAAATATATTTTCAATTGCTCCATTTTAATTAGGTTGTTCTACTCTATTGGTAATATTTAGAATCGCTCTAAAATATGTTTTCTCTCCGCCATCCTCATATAGATAACTCGTTCCCTGGTTTGTGCAAGTGTAAACATTAAATCCATCCGCACTTAGATCAAAATAGGATCCAGAGCGTGTTCTAATTAGGGTTAAAATGTCCGATGCAATTTGATTCGCTTGCAATTCTCCGCCATCATCACCAACAAATGAAGTCACCACCTCAATCCTAGTAGAGCATTCCAACATAAAAGTATCTGAATTTTGATCAACCTCTGTAGAGTCAACTGAATATACTCTTATATAAGGCTCAGAGGCATCGTTAGGCACTCTATTATAAATTGGCACAGTTACCCCATTGGATGTAATTGCGTTTGTTAGACGTGTTATAATCGCCTTTCTTATAAAATGGATTGCCTCTATCATTTAAGTAGTTTTTTTATTGTTTTATCAATGCTGTCAATCATCTTTATTAAACCTTTATTTACAGCTGGATAAAAGAATGGAATTTCAGCCTGGGGTCGCTTTGGGTTTTTACCTCCAAATTCTACATAGCCAGAATAAGGTGCATCTGATCTGATTTCAGCTTGTTTATTATTAACCACTGCTTTTACTTGTTTTCTTAAATTACCAGTATCTACTGGCGCAATTTTTTTAATATCTCTAGCAATACCTAAAGCAGCTTTCCCTATCTCTGTAGATAATGCTATTTTATCTATGCTCTTGAGCTTTGCTAATTTCGCCTGGACTTTATTATAATCGGACTTGTTTAATTCTACTTTCATTAATCTAGTTTTGTGGCTTTGATTACAGTAAAAAAATCCTGGTCACTATCGTAAATACCATTTATACGATAATTCCCTGGTTTATTTTCTATTTTTAAAATGTCATTATCCTGGATTAAATCAGCCGCCTTTTTTCTTAGCTCTAATTCAATCATTACTGATCGACCACGTTTGCCTTCAGTATCTGAAATATCGCCCTTCATATCCTTTTTATTTGCCCATAGAGTCTCTACAGTTGCTGTAGTCGAAGTGGTTCCTCCAAATCCATCTGGCGTCTTAGTTAATCTCTTAACCTCAACTCTAGTATTTAATTTTCCTGCATTCATTAAAAATACATTGTTTTATAGGATTGCAAAATGTTTTTTGCGCTGGTAGGTATTTCACTTATATTGCCCTCAATAAAATCCGCTCTATTATCGTAGTAAGTTGAAACCAAATGCAAAATAGCCTCTTTGATTAAATCATCTGAAATCCCTGTAGTAATATAAGTCACCTTGACCTCATCCGCTGGGAGTGATCCTATTTCAATAATAGTATCATCTAATCCATAGGACTCAAAAGCTATTGCAGTATTTTTGGAAGTTACTGAGCTAATAGAAGCTATTGGCGAAAATGGTAGCGTAAATCTGTCATCAACCTCCTGCAAATAAAACGTTCTATTTTTAGCAACTATGTCCTTGCCTATGTAATTCTCACACCAGATTCTAGCAGTGACAATCATTCTGCTTATGATTGTATCATCTGAGCTAGTGTCAATTCGAACAAAGTCTTTTACCTCCTGAGTAGTAACTAATTCACTACCAGTCGTAGAGTTGATTTTAATGTCGTGCATTATTTCTTGGCTTTAGTTATGCGCTTTTTTGGAGTCTTAGCCTCTTTAGTTTCTTTGACTATTTTTTCCTCTTTGTATTCCACTCCTATGCCCCTGATTAAATAGTGGCGACCGATCTTCGGATCTACTTCTATAATGTCGCCTTCTTTGCGCCATCCTGATCCAGAATAAACGTCTTTTATGATTTGTATCTTCATAATATATTATTTACAACAAAGATAAAAAAAAAGCGCCACTGTAATTGTGACGCTTTTAGTGAAACCAAACAAACTATGAAATAGAAAAAATTTCTACTCAAATGCAAAGTTATTAAAAAATTTCTTATTCTTACCTGTTATTGAAACTCTTATTGATTGCATATCTCCAGTATTTTTAAAAACAAACCAACCATTAAAAAAATCAGACCAGACAGCAAAGTAGTCAATCTTTTCTTTAGTGTAGTTACGCTTATTATTTTGCAGCGGAATATGTACATTACTGAGTCTATCATTTTCTGGAATTTTTGCGGATGATTTTATTTGTATTCTTAGTAGTTGTTTTCCTGTATCCACGATGCAGTCATAAAGTGATGAGTCCATCAAAGGCATAGAGACCTGGTAGTTTCTTTTCATACACTCAGTGGCGAATAAGTATTCCGCCAAACAGCCTTGTTGATTATTATCCACATATCAAAGCTACAAAAAAAACCCTAGACGTTAAATCCAGGGTTTCCCTATCAAAATGAAACAAAGTATTTATAGCATATAAGCCTCAAAACAGCTTGAGCTACAAATGTCGTCGCCATAACTAGGTCGGTCGCAAACTTTGCAATATCCTCCCTCGTAATCATCTGGCGGTGTGTGGTCGTAAAATTCCATATTATCGTTTTTTAATTTCGTCTAATCTTTCTGTAAAATCCCATATCTTTTCACTAAGATACATATAATCTACTGCATTCATTTTGTCAGTCAGGTTTCTAATGCTGTTTAAATAAAAATCGTAAGGCTCATCCATTATTATATCGTATTAAAGTAAACGATATGGCAAACATTACCAAAGCATCCCATATTGCCTGGAATCTAAAGCCCAGGGAAAACCCCCAGGCGATAAACCCTATTATCAAGACAACCCTTACCTTTTGCTGCAAATCCATAATCTATAGGTCGTAGTTGATAAATAAAATAACATCCAGTATGGCATACATAAAAAAGAAACCAGCTACATTTACGGCAAATGCGCCTAATAAAATCTTTGCTTTTGACATCTCAGCCAATACAATCCACTCAGTTGAGTTTGTAATTTTTTGTACTAATTTTTTCATAATATTTAAAGTTTGTTTCCCCAAATTTACAGATTTATTTGGAAATTCCAAATTTATGGGGAAATTATTTTATAAAGCATAAAAAAAGGGTAACCAATTAAGGCTACCCTATTAAATAAAATTCTCACTATTAAATGAGCTGTATTAACTGTTATTATGCAGTCTCTAAAGCAGCTTTAGCAGTTGAGAAAGTTCCCTGTACAATTGCATTAGGTAGGTAGTTAGTTAAAGCTACTCTCTCCATTGCACGTACAGTCACGAAATTCTTTTGGAAGTTATCCGAATCCTCACGNCTAAACTCTACAGCTAGATTCTCACGAATCCAAAGCTGAGACGCTTGACGTAAATTTCCACATAAGAATTTTCCAGCTGTAACGGCTGTATTAAGTGTTACAGGGATTCCGTTGATTGTTGGTTGTAAACCGCTAAAGATTTGATTTCTCAAATACTCATTAGCAGTAGATTTCAACAAAATCATTTTGTGTAAATCAGTTGGGTTTAATACGATAGTATCAGCCTGGTAGTTAGCCAATGCAAGTTGGTTTAAAGCAACTGTAAGCACGTCAAACTCATTAGCAGACTCAATAGCGTTCGCAAATCCTCCAGCTGCAAATGCAGCTCCATCAGTAAATAACCCATCTAAGTTTGGCGATGATCCATCCCCATTTAAGATCTGGTTATCCTCTACAGATAGCACTTTTTCAGGAACTCTAGCAGAAAGGTAAGAAGTCAATTGCTTGATATCATCCAACATCTCTCCAGTGATTCTCATATAAGTACCAATTTTCTCAACGTTTACAGTTGAAGCAGCAAGATCAAAATCTGACTGTCCAAATGCAGCGGCTTCTGCAGTAGTTCCAGCGTTATCGCTATAAGCAGACTCTTTTGGGTAACGGATAGTTTGAGCATCTGTTGATCCTAAAGAAAGCAAAGAACGAATATGAGTTGAACGACTAGGATCGTATTTGATTTGATCCACGATAGTTTCTCCAGCAACTACTCCAGTAACATCAGCACCAAGGCTCATATCAGCTTTTACTTCAAAGCGAGCAGCGTTTGCATTACCTTTAAGCATTGCGTCAATTGCGCCATCTTTTAAAGCTGTATGGATAGCTGATTTAAATGTCTGTGGAGTAGCTCCAGAAATAGTTTTCTTTGCAGCCATTTCCATCTCATCCATTCTCTTGTTAAGAGCTTCGCTCTTCTCTACATACTGTGTAGTCAAGTTATCAATCTCTGATTTTAGAGATGATTCCATTTCACCTTTGGCGTTATCTTTAGCCTGGTTAAATGCTTTCTCGATTCTCTCATCAACTATGTTTCCGATCTGATCAAGTTCTTTTTTTAAGTTATCCTCCATTTTTATTTTTTTAGAGTGTTAAACAAATATTTAAAAATTTCGCTATTGTCTGCCTTTACTACAATCGGCTCAGTGACTTCAATATCGGTCGGCTGAGTGACATTTATGTAAATAGATTTTAGCTTTAGTATTTCCGCCTCCAGGGCGTATCCCAAATCATCTGAGATCTCTCCCTTTCTGATTAATTGAGCCATTTTATCGAACCTTTTAGCAATTTTTTCTGGATCTATATTACCTTTTACATCCATTATCATTGCCTGGTCGTTCGCTGCTAATGTTACAGCGCTAATCTCAAAAAGTTTTACTTCGTTGAGGTGTCTGTATCCATCGTGTCCCATTTCTTTTTGTAGAGGCAATATTCCCACTGAGTTTTCAGTGATTACTCCAGCCTTCATTAATTCTACGACATCTTTCCCTAATTGTGTTTTAGGTATATGCGCCTCAAAAACTAAACCTTTGTCATCCTCTTCCAGGTGTACCATTTTACCTAATGGCTTATCCATATCGTGCTGATATAAATATTTAACTCTCTTAGCGTTTTCCTGGATTGTCTTTTTGTATGCTCCCTTATTGATTATATCGCCATCACTGTCAACATTACCAAAAACAGATCCATATCCTTTAACTATCCCAGCGGAGGTGTCAGCGTCTAACAGCTCGCCTATCTGGGTTGATTTATAAATGATTGTGTTCATATTGCAAATATATTAATTTTCGTTATCATCATTTTCTGTAGCTTCGCTAAAAACATAAGCAGTAGTTAATTCACCTATTATATTCCTTTCTGTTATTGGCTCCTCTTTAGGAAATGGCGCTGTAGAACATCTACAGTTAACCACATTTCTGGCGCTTCCAGATGGATCACCAGG